CCCAACGGGTGAAGAGAACGCGATTATCCCACGTGAGTGGTGGAACAAGTGGGAAAAGGACAGCATACCAAACCTTGAATATGTCATTCAGAGCTATGATACGGCGTTTAGTAAGCGGGAAACGGCTGACTTTAGCGCGATAACAACGTGGGGTGTATTTCGTCCAGAGGAGGTTGGGGGCCCTCCGGGGATAATATTATTGGACAGCAAGAAGGACCGGTGGGATTTCCCGGAGCTAAAAAAGGAGGCTTTGGAGCAGTATCATTATTGGGAACCGGATACTGTAATTGTAGAAGCCAAGGCGTCTGGGCTACCTTTGACGCAGGAATTAAGAAACATGGGCATACCCGTTGTTAACTTTACGCCGAGCAAGGGAAATGATAAGCTAACGAGAGTTCACTCTGTGTCGCCTCTTTTTGAGTCTGGTATGGTTTGGGCCCCCGACACCGTCTTTGCGGATGAGATGATAGAGGAGGTGGCGGCATTTCCAAACGGGGAGCACGATGACTTGGTTGACAGCATGACACAGGCATTAATGCGCTACCGGCAAGGTAATTTTGTCCAACTGCCCAGTGACGATTGGGATGACGAGGACGCACAGGTTCAGATAAGGGCATATTATTAATGGGCGATTCGATAGTAGATCTGGGGGCCGCGGCGGCTGATTATGTAGGCGAGGCTCTTTCTGGTGCGTATGATTATATGACAGGGGCCCCCGAGGCTTCTGCCAGTGGCGGCTACTACAAGTCTCTAGGGCCGGGAGCTAGGCAATATTTTCCGGGGCCCGGAGAAGATAAAAGCTCTTCTATTATGGATTACATTGGTTTTGATGACGGCGGCGAGGTGCCGCTACAGGATGACGGGTCCCTTCCCGGTGTAGATGCTTTACGCTACATGACCCCTGAAGAAGTAGATACGGGATCGTATGCTTTTCTTCAGGATATGGAGCAGAAGATGATGGATCATCTGTCCGCGGCCCAAAGCCCTGTTACAACGGAATCGGGAGTACCGATGCAGGCGGCCCCTGACAATCGTCGGTATCACTACGAAGAAGCAGAAAGACTGCGCGGCCTTATTGATCAATTTAGGGAGCGCCGCGCCAGCGCAATTTTGAATTATCCGGATAGTGAAACTAAGTTGTACATGAAAGAAGGACAGGATCCTTATGTCAGGGGGTTCCCCGACTCGTTAGTCCAAGATTTTGGAAACGGTGGCGTCGTATCGTTAGGTGCGGCTGATCCGGAATACATAGACATGGGTGACATGTCTTTGAACGACGCGATGGGTTTAACCCGTGATAATCCGGCATACATGCAGGAGAGCGGGTTTTCTGGACCGGCATACGCGGAAGACCAAACGCGGCCCGCGGATCTTACGGGTCCTTTTTTTGAGGAGTATGCTCCTGTAGACGGTGAGTATAAGCGCCTTGATTATTATGACATGTACCAAGATTTCCCGGCGGGTCGTTCTGGCAGGGACTTTGGACCGTCGGCCCCGGAGATTGCGATGCAGGATGGTGGCGAAGTTCCAATAAAAGAAGCGGGCATAGGAAGTTTCTTGTATGATGCTGTTACGGGCAACGTGCCGTCAGACCAATACAATTCTATGCGAACATCTGGCCGTATGGACGATCCGATGGCTCAAGCTATTTATGGCGAAGACCCTACTTTTATGGAAACTTTGGTTAAACAGTATGGTTATCCGGCGACTATCCCAATGCAAGATGATCAAGGTTTTGCCGTCATGGACTCTGAGACCGGCGGACAGAAAAAAATGATTGCAACGGATTTTAATTTACCGGAATACATGCGTACTGGTCGTCCGAGAAAAGACATGCCTACGTATGGTGAGCTAGAAGATGCGCGGGCACATGCGCTCGCTTCCGCCTTAATGGCGAAAGATTACGGCCCGGAGACCGCGAAAACCGCTGGGGGTATCAAGGAGTTTTCTGAGATGTTACCGGGTTTTGGTTCATCCAAGTATAAAGACACGAAGATGGATTTACGGAACAACGCTTTGGGGGTTAAGCTTTTAAAGGAAGCTGGCGTAAACGCTACTCCGGCACAATTAGCGCGGACCGTGGACCGCGAGGTATTTTCCCAGCTTGATCGTATTTTGGACCGACCCAAAGATCGTCAGGATACACCGGCCAAGGATCAGCCCTTTGCGGACCATTATTTCAAGTCTCCGGAAGGGGGTTTAGATGTTTATTTTCCGCGGGACAAAGAAGGCTACTTTGACACTAGCTACATATATGACTGACCGCGGCCCACGGATCTATGAAAATACACCGGCCTATGGTAAGTTAGGTCTAGAGGAGATAACGAATGGCACGTAAACCAATTGGCGGTTTGATGGACAACAATGTTCCGTCGCAGCTTGATCCAGAGGACTTGGCTGCCGAAGTGGAGCTAGAGGTTCCGGGCAGCATGGACGATAACGTGGTGTCTTTTGAGGGCATGGCGGAAAACATGGACATTGAGGTAACACCGGAAGACGACGGTGGTGTTACCATTGATTTTGATCCTGAAGATCAGCGCGGTATGAGTGACGATTTTTATATCAACTTAGCGGAGGAAATGCCGGATCGTGAATTGGATCGCATTGCCAGTGAGTTGTTGGGTGAGTTTGACGCCAATAAGGCGGGAAGGCAGGATTGGGAAGATGCTTATGCAAACGGTCTTGAACTCCTTGGGTTCAACTACGAAGAGAGGACCCAGCCTTTTAGAGGGGCTTCTGGGGTTACGCACCCGTTGCTTGCCGAGGCGGCTACGCAGTTTCAGGCGCAGGCTTTCAATGAGTTGTTGCCGTCATCAGGCCCCGTGCGAACTGCTGTTATGGGAAGCGAAACAAGAGAAAAGCAGCAGCAAGCCCAGCGCGTAAGGCACTTTATGAATTTCTACGTCACGAACGTGATGGAAGAGTACACACCTGACATGGATCAGATGTTGTTCTATTTACCGTTGGCGGGTAGTACGTTTAAGAAGGTTTATTATGACGAGACTTTGGGTCGTGCGGTAAGCAAGTTTATTCCTGCGGAGCATCTTGTCGTACCGTATGAGACCTCTGATTTAGACACCTGTCCTAATATTACGCAGTCTATTCGCATGTCTCTTAATGATTTGCGGAAAAAACAAGTTGCCGGGTTTTATTTGGACATTCCGGTTATTCCGGCGCAGGCCGAGATGGACTCTGTGTCGGACGAGCTTGACCGGATTGACGGCACGTCTTCCACTCAAATTGATTATGACTGCACTGTTTTGGAGTGCCACGCTGATCTGGACCTTGAGGGTTATGAGGACCTTGATGAAGACGGGGAGCCTACCGGTATTAAAATACCATATGTTGTCACAATTAGTCAGGACAACGGCCAAGTTTTGGCTATTCGGCGCAATTACCGTGAAGAGGATGAGTTAAAGCGCAAGATACAATATTTTGTGCATTATAAGTTTTTACCGGGCTTTGGTTTCTATGGCTTGGGTCTTATTCACACCATTGGTGGTTTGTCACGAACCGCCACGGCGGCACTGCGACAGTTGATCGACGCGGGTACATTGTCCAATCTCCCAGCGGGTTTCAAGGCCCGCGGACTACGTATTCGGGACGACGATGATCCGTTGCAGCCCGGTGAGTTCCGAGATGTGGACGCACCCGGAGGGGCTATTCGTGACAGCCTGATGCCGTTGCCATTTAAGGGTCCTGACCAGACGTTGTTTAATTTGCTAGGTTTTGTGGTTCAGGCGGGTCAGCGGTTTGCGACGATCACTGACATGAAAGTGGGTGATGGCAACCAGAATGCGGCGGTGGGTACTACCATTGCTATGCTGGAGCAGGGTTCGCGGGTAATGAGTGCTGTGCATAAGCGTATGCACTACGCCATGAAGCACGAGTTCAAGATTTTGGCTCGTGTAATGAGCGAGAGTTTGCCGCAGGAGTATCCGTACTCTGTAGAAGGCGCGGACGCTACGGTAATGAAATCTGACTTTGATGATCGGATTGACGTAATCCCTGTTTCTGACCCCAACGTATTTAGTCAGGCTCAACGGATTGCATTGGCTCAGACTAAAATGCA